CTTGTCCAACTGTTGTCCACTACCGGTGAACACGGCTCCGGCGCCCATGCCGAGAAGTCTTTTTTTGAATTCGCTGGCCGCTGCGACCTGGCCACCGGTGAAGGTGTTTTTCACCGAGCCGCCGTCATGAGGAAAGTCGACGCGGAAGAAGTACCAAGACTCGTCGGTGATTTCGTTGCGCTGGAAATACAGGGCCTTGGGGTAGCAGTTGGCGATCTCGACCACGCAGCCGGACATGCGCAGCGCCTTGGCGCGCCGAGCCTTGTCGTTCAGCTGTTGGTCTTCGTGGTTATCACTGGCATCGAGTGCCTGCATGGCGCTGTTGAACTTCGAAATGTCCAACTTCCACCAGTACAAGCGGGAGTCGAAGCCGAAGTGAAACTCTTCGCGCTCGCGCCACTGGTACATGAGCAGGGCTTTCTCCACGGCGCTTTCTGCGATCAGCAGGGCACCGTGATGCTTGGCTTCGTCCAGCTCTTTGTCGATCCGCTGAGTACGGGCTTCAACGTCGTCCATGAACGCCCAACGCTGATGCAGATCGTTCCAATCCACTTTTCGAGAGTCGGGCTGTGGGATCTGTGCTGCGTCGCAAGTGAAGCCAAGTTCACGCGCCTGGCGGACCCACATGCGGGTGTATTTGTGCGCCCCTGGTTCGTTGTCGAGTGCCCACACCAGCTTTGGTGTCTTCCCACCGCGAGCGGTGATCAGGGCTTTCAGCGATTCCTCTGGATAGGCGTTCGAGGACAGCGCGGCAACGGCGGGAATACCGTTCTGCACCAGGGCGATGGCATCGAAAACGCCCTCAACGATCCACAGCTCGTCCACCTGTAGAAGATCCACGCAGGGTGGTACCCACCAATAGCCCTTGTAGCTTTCGCCAGGCTTGAAGCGCGCTTTCTTCTTGCCGAAACGGTTTGGCTTATCGATGAGCCGTTCCCAATAGCCGCCCTTATCGAGTGGAAAGCGAACGGTGGCCGAGCCGATGTTCAGGTCTCGGTCAAAGTAGTGTTCTTGGGTGTACCAGCCTTCAATCATCCCTACGTCGAATCCGCGGGCGAAGGTCAGGTATGCCTTGGCGCTTGCTGCGGGCTGATCGTCGGTGGCGGGTGCGCGTTTGCTCCAGTCGTCGAACAGGTCGCCATACAGCTCTTTGACCGGCTCCATGTAGCGGCATTTCTGCTCGCGACCACAGCGGACAAACCATGGCTCGTCGTATCGAGAAAACAACCGCCGCTGGTTGCACTGAGGGCAGGTGCCTTTGCGCATGTATTGAGTGCCGGCCATGTGCTGCAGACCAAAATCGGCCTCCAGGCGGCGCAGCACATCAGCGCGCAATTGGTGATCCATGGTCTTCACTGCGCACGCTCCACAGCATCGGTGTCGAGCTGCTTTTTCAACTCGCAGCGCGTACGGCAGATTCCAGCGAGGTAAGGCAGGTCTTGGAGAACTTTGGGTCCCCGTTGGCGGGCTGGTACGTCCCGGTAGCGATCGGAGTACCAAAGATCAGCCATGGTGACTTCGTACTGACTGTTGAGCCATTGCAGGTACTTCTTCGCCTGCTGCTCGTCCAGTTCCAGTTGGATGGTGATTTTGCTCATATCAGCCGCCAATAAGTTGCAGTTTCCCCTTACCCACGCGAAGCGGGCATATGAAAGGGGAGAGTTGGTTAGTTCGAGGTGTCGCGGGAGGTCAGCAAGCGCGCTGGTAAGAAGCGTGCCGGCACGGGGTAGCGCTTCTGGGTTTGGGTATCCAGCAGCCAGACCAAGTAGCGGAATGCGCTACTTGCCGGATAGATGCCCAGCCGAGCCACACGCTTTGTAGTCATGCTTTCGAATTCGATGACCGCCAGCTCGGCGATGCGCTGCACCAGGTGCTCAGGTACTTCGAGTGACTGGGCGAGGTAGCGTTTGCAGTTTTCAATCAGCTGGCAATCGCCAGACAGGTGTTGTCCTTGTTGGCGATACAGGTAGGCCACGGCCGCTTGCTGCATGGCGGCGCGATAGTCATTGGTGGGATTGATCGTCAAGGTGATGGCGTTCATGCGTATTCAACCTCCATATCGAGTGAGTCCAGCAAATCAGGCTGATCGTCCTGGGATTTCATCGCCAGACGCCGCAATGCAACAGGGGCTACGGGTAGCTTGACGGTTGGGTTGGGCATACCGCTCGGGCTCATTTCATGAGTCATTTCAAACTCGGCCCGCACGGACCAGCCGCAAGCCTCGTTTGCGCATTGCAGATAGGCCACGCGCAGGAAAATGTGGGTGCCTTCGCTGGTGCGGATACGCATGCGGCCCATGCAGTGGGGGCAAACCATTTTGTAGACGCTCACTGGTCGGCCTCCTTGCTGTGCAGTTGAATCGTGGCCAGAACTTCTGCATGGCGAGCGCTCAGGTATTTGCTGTGGGCAGCAAGGATTGCCGTTGCCTCACCTTTCTCGATCACCCCGTCAGCGAGTGCTTTCTCGATGATTTGATCAACCACGCCGCGCTTGGCTGCTGTGCTGACCGAACGGCTATACAACTCGATGTTGTCTAGGGTTTCGGGCGCGGCAATAGGCACGAACATTCCGCTGTATAGGGAGGCCACGTACTCAGGAAAGAAGCTGGTGCCCGCGTCTCGCTCAAGCATATGAATTTGGTCATCGCTCAACGGTCGGCTGCCGGCGTTCTCGTAGACGTGATTGTCGAACTTCTTGAGTTCGTAACCGAGGCGCGCTGCCGCACACTCGCGGCCACCTGGGTATGCGCAAACAACTGCGCTGACGACTTGGCGTCTGGTTTCTAGCACTGGGCGTTTCATCTTCTCGTTTCCCTCCTTGGCTAGCCGCACTACTGTGCTACCTCGCCGTCTTTGATCCCGAGCAACACTGCTGCCCGGTGTGCCTCGCCTCGACGACCTTTCTTGCGTCCATTGAGCAGATCACTGACCAAGTTTTTGTTCAGACCATGTTCGCGGCTGAACTCCGCAATGCTTTTTCCCCGGCGGTCTAGAGCTGCACGGGCTTGCTCGGGGGTTAGAAGGACATGCATAGTGTTCAACCGTGTTTAATCGTGTTTGACGGTGAGGATTCTTGGGCAGAAATCTGCTCAAGTCAACTGGTATTGATCAAAAAAGTGCTCATTTTATCTGGAGTAGGTGAACGCCTACGTGAAGAAAGGGATCGTCTGGGTTTGAACCAGACCGATTTTGGTATTGCTGCGGGCGTTAGCCGAGGAACTCAAAAGGCGTATGAACTTGAGTCAAGCTCGCCCGATGTACGCTACTTGGCGGCTTTGCAGGGCATGGCTGTGGATGTTCATTTCGTCCTCACTGGTAGTCGGCACTCGATTGATGCCGCGAGCCTCAGTGAGGAGGAATCATTGGTTCTCGATCAGTTTCGCTCTCTCCCCGAGCACGACCGTGCATCCGTAAAACGACTCACGGGCGCACTCGCAGCAACTGTGCGAGTGAAGTAGTTACCAAAAATGGCGCAGAGCGACGGCAAGATGCAGCGGTCATCAGATCGCTCATAAGAGAAATAAACAGAAGCCCGGCCATTCAGCCGGGCTTTTTGATTCCTGAGCCAAGAGAACGTGACTTTGTTGGCAAATTTCCCGCTCCCGTGTACTGTATGCGTATACAGTACTTGCGTATGGAGTTTGCGCATGTTGTCGATACGGAAGGCGGAAAGCAGTCCCGCCCAAGAACAGCCCCATTCACGCCGATACATGTCTCGAAAAGAGCGTGTACTGCTGCGATGGTTCCGCCGCTTAGGGAAGGAGGATCGTGCTCATGTCCTGCGTTTTGTGTCGGCGATGGCCATAACAAAACTGCCACTCAAGTGACTTTTCATAGATGAACGAAGGCGCTCGAGGGCGTCTTTTTCATGCCTGCGCGTTTTGCATTCTCTTCCATTCCCTCTCTGTTGCCCGTTTCGCCGTCTTCTCACTTGCGTACAGCCAACGCAGCCGCTTAGGTTTTGATGGGTCACCTGCAGTCACCGTTTTCTCTGTCACAGGTTTTTCGTCTCGGTAGCGGGCGATGATGCCGGTGTAATCCCCTTTGGTTTCCTCGGCCAGGTCTTCCACCGTGTCCTCCGGCAGTTTGCTTTCCAGATCGAGGCTCATGGTGTAGCCGCTATCGGCGCTGAGACTGTGCTGCACGTTGCCCCCATACCAGATGATTTCATCAATCTCGGCCTTCACGCCCTGGAGTGTGTAGGTCAGTTCCGGGATCAGGTCCGGTCGACCTCGAGCAAGGGTGTAGCTCAGGGTGGCGCTGCCGCGTTGCAGGCGATTGAACTCGGCTCGAGCAGCACGCAGGGCGGACTGCTGATCGCTGTAGGTATGGCGTAGGTCTTTGAGGTTTTCACCGCCGCCCGCAATGGCTTCCTGCTTTTTGGCGCTGTTCACGTCGTAGTAATAGGCACGCACGCCGTCGTAGCTGTCGCGATCGGCTTGCAGGTAGCGGTGCTGGTCGCCGTCGACGCGGGTCAGCGTTATGTGGGGCAGGGCCATGCCGCTGGCCGTCTTGCCACCGCCGGCCGGCATGCACAGCAGGCAGCCCGCTTTGACGGTTGCCACGGCATCGAACTCTTCTCCCAGCCGACTGATTAGATTGGCATCTGATTCGTTGGCCTGGTCGAGCTGCAGAATGGGCAGGTCGCCCAGGGCGTCGGCGATCGTTGCCTTGAGGCCATTGCCGCTTGCAATCGCGCCCAGCACCTTGGCCAGGGTGGTGTTGCTCCAGCTGCGCTCACGTTTGGTCTTCAGGCCTTTGCGCAGATCTGCCGATCGCGCACGAATGCTGAGCACGTCGGGTGCGCCGCTGTGCTCGGTTTCGTCAACGGTGTAGGTGCCTTTGTCGACCAGGCCGGTATCGCTCCAGCCCAGCCACAACCGCAGCACCGCGCCCTTTGGTGGAATGGCCAGCAGGCCATCGTGATCGCTAAGCGTAATGCTGAGCTGGTCCGCTTCGATGCCGCGATTGTCGGTCAGCTCGAGGCTCATCAGCCGCGGGCTGACCAACTGCGCAATGTCATTGCCATCGACGGTCAGACGGAACGCCGGTACCGGATAGGTGGCATCGCGGCGGCTCTGTTCAAGCGTGCTGTTGACGTAGCCCGTCACGCGAGAAATCACGGAATCGATCACAGCAGCCCCCTCAAAATATTCAACCCGGCGCCGGTGCTCGCGCCAAGCAGATCTACACGACCATCGTCGACGCGCTTCAGGCTCAGGTTGAATTCGATGCGCCGTGCGGCGCCGTTGGAAAAGAAGATGGTTCTGGTTTCCGTCAGGTTTTCGATCACCCAGAGCCCGTACAACCGGCCGGTGCCTTCCACCATGGGCCAGGCCTTGCCGGTGTCAGCCATCTGGCGCAACGCATCCAGGCTCAAGACTGTACCGGCCAACTCCGGAAAAATGATGCCGGGGAGGGTGACGGCATCCTCCCCCCTGCCCAGAAACTGACGGGCTGGATTGGCGCCGATGCGGTTGCTGCCGGGGTGGCGCCATTCCGTCTGGCGTTGCATCTCCTGATAGGCCGCCGTGTGCAGGCTAAAAACGAACATGCCGAGGGCGAGCATCATGCGGGTGTCACTCCAGGTCAGAAAGTTGGCTGCGCTTGCGAGCTGATTTTTCCCGATCGATTCGGGTCAGCTCGGCTCGCACGGCACGGGCAATGGTTTGGGCATCCATACCCGGGGCGGGATGAATGTTGATTTCGTAGTGGTCGTGGCTGTCGTAGGTTGACGCAACCGGTTGTGCAACAGGGGCACGGTTGTCGATCTCAATCGCCGGAGTGGCCGCCGTGCCCATCGCCATAACCGGTGCAGCGATGCTGCCCAAAGCCATGGCGCCGGCCGCAGTGAACTGCTTGCCGAGGGTGGCCAACGACGCCAGCACACCCGTATCAGCAGATGGGGAGGGGCCAGTCGTGGGCACGGTTGCCTGCGCTGCCTTGAGGGGCTGAGCCACGCCGGCTGCCTCGGTGGGGGAGCGTGGTTCGCCTGTGGCAATGGGGCCGATGATTGCATTCATTGCCGATGTACCGGCGGTGGTGAGTTGTTTGCCGAGGCTGGCCAGCATCCCCAGAATTCCTGAGCCGGCGTCGCTGGTTTCGCTAGCGGCCGTTTGCACAACGGCTTGAGTGGCTTTCAAGGGCTGAGCCACCCCAGCCACCTCGGCTGGGGTGCGTTGTTCGCCAATCGACGAGGTGCCAGCGATCGCATTCATCACAAACGAGCCAGCGCTGGTGAGCTGTTTGCCGAAGCTTGCCAAGATCCCCAGAACTCCCGAACCAGCGTCGCTGGTTTCGCTTGCGACCGGTTGCGCAACGGCTTGAGCGGCCTTTAAGGGCTGAGCTACACCAGCCGCCTCGGCTGGGGTGCGTTGTTCGCCATTCGATGAGGGTCCAGCGATCGCATTCATCACAAACGAGCCTGCGCTGGTGAGCTGCTTGCTGATTTGCGTGACGGCGTCCAGTGGCCCCTGCTCACCAGATTGCAAGCCCTGTGTCAGCCCCGCCATGGTGAAGCCGCCCAACTCGGCAAAGACCCGCGATGGGCTGTGAATGCCGAGCTTTTCCTTGAACCAGTCGATGGTCGAGCCACCGATCGAGGTGATGGCTTCCTTGATCTGTCCGGCACCTGCCATCAACCCGTTGACCAGACCGTTGACGATCATGTTGCCGAACTCGGTGAAGCGTGTCGGCAGATCCACGCCGAGGTAGCTCAGCACTCCAGCAAAGGCCTGGTAGATAAGCCCAATCGGACTGAAGTTAGCCAGGGTGGTGAGAATGCCGCCGATACCGCCGCTGAAGCCCGCTTTAATCTCGGTCCAGGCATTGGCGAAGTACAGCTTCACCTGGTCCCAGTTCTGATAAATGAGATAGCCGGCACCGGCCAGCACCGCCACGACAGCGGCGATGGCCAGCGCAACAGGGTTGGCTGCCAGTCCCCATAGGGCGATGCTGACGGCGCGAATAGCTGTTACCAGTCCACCGCTGAAGGCTACGGCCAGCACTCTCAGCAAGCCCAGCAGCGTGGGGATTTTCAGCCCCATCATGGACAACGCGAAACGCACGGCGAGGAAAGGGCCAAGCGCCCCAGCAATGCCGAGCGCTACGACACCAAAACCGGCAGACAGTGCGGCAACCCCGGCCGCGACTTTCAACAGGCTGGCGACCAGGGTGGGATTTTGCGTGGCCCAGGTGTTCACCCGCTCAATGATGCGGTTGAAGCCATCGACCAGTTCAATGATGGTCGGTCGCAATGTTTCGCCCAAGGCGCTGCTGAGGTTGAAAAGGCGGTTTTGGCTCATCTGCCAGCGGGCTGACAGTTGCTGGCCTTTGATGTCGCCCTCGCGCTGCATCGACCCGCTGCCCTTGGTGCTGTTCACCAAGTCGAGTTGGCGCCGGTACTCGCCGATGTTGGCGGCGAGCTTCGCCGCATCGTCGCCGTATTCCTTGCCGAACAGCTCAGTCATGACACCGAGCTGGTCGCCCTTGGGCAACTTGTTCACCGCATCCAGCACCTTCTGAATGGTGCCAGTGGCGTCCTTGGCCATGCCCTCCTGGATGGCCTTTGCCTCGAGTCCGACAGCGGCCAGACCCTTCTGAAACCGCTTGGGTTGCTGCGTCGCAATCGCCAGCTCACGGATCATGGCATTGGTGGCCGTGCCCGCGACTTCCGCCGAGGCGCCCAAGGTTAAGAAGGTCGAGCCGAGGGCTGCCGCGTCCTTGAAGGACATACCCACCGAGGCCGTGATACCAGCGGTGCGCTGCATGACCTCGATGATGTCCGACCCCTTCGACATGGCGTTGTCGTCGAGGAAGTTGATCGCGTCGCCGAGCTGGCTGACGTTCTTGATCGGCAGTTTGTAGAGTTGGGCGATCCGCGCCAGGTTCTCACCGACCTGGTCGGCGGGCAATTCGAAAGCCGTGGCGGCCGTGGCCGCGACGCGGGCGAACTCCAGCAGGTTTTCTTTGCCCTGGATACCCATCCGCGCACCGCCCTCAACGAGCGCAGCGATGTCGGTGGTGGCCATGGGAATGCTTTCGCCCATCTTCTTGATGGCCGCGCCCATGTCGTAATAGGTCTGGGTGAGTTTGCCGTTGTCGTCTCGGGCACCTTCGACCTGCTTGGCAACGCCGGACATGGCGTCTTCGAAGCTTGAATAGTTTTTCACCATCGCCAGAATCGGCAGCCCCGCAGCCGCACCGGTGGCTACAGCACTAGCGCCGGCAGTGGCGGTGACGCCCACCATTTCTCTGTTTTTGGCAAAGTTACCTCGCAGTTTCGCCGCCTGAGATTGTCGGGCATTCAGGGCCGCCATGCGTTTGCTTTGGGCATCGATGCTGGTATTGGCGGCGTCGATTTGGCTTTTGAGCTTCAGTTCGTGCGCGCCTAGGGCATTGGTGTTAATTCCGGCTTCTTTGAGCTGAGCGCCGAGACCGGCCAGCTTGCGTTTCTGTTCTCCGTACTGCTCACCCAACCGTTTTGACTCGCCAGCCTGCTGACGCAACAGGGCAAGTTGAGTTTTGTGCGGTTGCTCCAGCCGGCGCAGTTCTTCGCGCAGACTGGCATGCCCTGCACGAGCGGAACGTAGTTGTGTATTGCCCGCGGTGTAGCGTTCGGAAAGGGTTTTTTCCTTGGCGGCTAGTTGGTCAAGCTCGACCTTGCGGGCACGTTGCGCCGCGGTCAGTTGTTCGTATTCGACGCGCTGTTTGTCGGTCAGGGTGTTGCCCTGGCTGGTCACGACGTTGAGGGCCGCGATCTGAGAGCGTGCCTTAGTGTATTCGTCACGGACCGCGCCGAGCGCATCGCGTGAGCCAGTGAGTTCGCGCTTGAGCTCGCCCTGGGTGTCCTTGAGCGCATCGAACTTTTGCCGTGACTGTTCAACCAGTGCCTGGGTGGGAGCCAACTGTTGACGGACCTTGGCTGTGGCGCGACTGAGCTCGCCGAGCTTAGCGTTGCTGGCCTCCAGCGTCGCCGCTGTCTCGCGGTTGGAGGCCTCCAGTTCACGCCAAGCGCTGATGTCCTTCTGCTGGGAGTTGAGCTCCTTGAGACTATCCCGGGCGCTCTTCAGCGCCCGGGCAGTTTCGAGGCTGCCCTGGCTGATTTTCCGCAGTGGCGCGGAGGCCTTGTCGATGGCATTGAGCAATACCTGAAGTCGTAGATCATTGGCCATCGGCGCTACTCCTAACCCGCGCCCTCTCGCGCCAGTCCATCAGTTCCTGCAGGCCCAGCCGATCCATGTCGGCTGGCGCCCAGTGAAAGACCACGGCCAGATCGGCCATGGCGTCCTCTACGCAACGAGGGATGCATCCGTCTTCGCCTGCTTCTGCAGCAAAAAACCGACGACCTTACCGCCGATGGCCAACAGGTCGGCAGGGTCCATGCCGGCAGCTTCTGGGGCGGTGATGCCAGGCGAGCTGATGCGTGGGATGACCTTGATCAGGCTGGCGACGTCGAGGTTCAGCAGTTCGGCCAGGTGAATGCCACGCAGCTCGCCCGCGCAAGGTTTGCGCAGGGTGACGGTGTCGATCACCTGCTTGCCGCGCTGGATAGGGGTGTCGAGCTCGACGGTATTTTCGTCGAGCTTGTTTTCTGCAGGGGCGACAACAACGGATTCTGCGGTATCAGATTGGGACATGGGGTGCTCCAGGTAGTGGGGTAGGCCCTCGATCGAGGGCAGGTTGAATTAGATGCCCAGGGCTTTGCGCTGCGCTTCGAGCATGTCGACGCCGTCGACCATCTCAACAAAATTGAGCAGGTCGATTTCGATGATGACTTCGCCGTCGACGATCAATTTGTAGTAACTGCAGGTGGTGGTCATGCCGTGCTCGGTGTCGTCTCCCGGCTTGGCATCGCCCATTTCGATGGTTTCGTGACGGCCACGGACCACGACTTCCACGGCGCTCATTTCTTCGGTGTCGTCCTGCTGGAACGTGCCGACAAAGCGCAGCAGTACGCCGGAGGCCTTGATCGTGCCGAACTGGCGCAACGAGATCAGATCGATGCCGCCGGTTTTCCATTCCAGCTTGATGCCGTCATCGGAAAAGCCCAGATCCGCCTTGACCGGGCCGTTCATGCCGCCGCCGCGATAGGACTCCATCTTGCGGCCGAGCGCGGGCAAGGTGACGGACTTGGCGACGGCGAGGTAGCTGTTGCCGTCGTTAAAAAGGTTCATGTTCTTAAGTTTGCGGGGCATGGCCATGGCGGTGTTCTCCGGTCGGCTGGCACAGGGTTACCTCCCCGCGAGGGGAGGCCCGGGTTAGCTGTTGAGGCGGCTGGCAAAGTCGACCAGGTAGCGGTCGGTGATGCGCTGACGCAGGGTGAGGTCTTCCAGCGGCGGCACGGGGGTGTAGTCGTAGTCGATGTACAACTTGCCAGCCTTGAGCGTGGTTTCGTCGTTGATGTCGTCGGGGAACCAGGCGCTGCCGCCGATCAGGTAGCCGCCGGCAATCATTTCGCGGAATTTGTCGTTGATGCTTTCGAGCATGTCGCGCACCAGGGAAGGGTGCATCGGTTTGTCCATGGCCCACATTTGCGCGTTGGCCATGGTATCGGCCAGTACCTGGGCAGTGCGGGTGTAGTTCTCGAAGGCAAACAACGGATCGTCGCTGCAGGTGCGGCTGCCCCAGAAGCGGTAACCGCCCTCGTTAATTAAGGTGGTGACCTCGTTGCCGTTGAGGTAGTTGGCATCGGTGGCCGAGTTCTGCAGATCCCAGAACACGTCAGCGCTGATGCCAGTGACGCCGTTTACGGCGATGTTGGAGAGGGTTTTGTGCCAGCCCACTTCCTGGTCGATCTTGGCCCGCAGACCCAGCGCACGTGCCACGGCCGGGGCGGTGACGGTAGCGCTGGTGACGGTGTTCCAGTTCTGGAAGTCGGGCCAGATGACCATGACTTCACGGGCGCCGAAGTTCTCGCGGTAGGCGGTCGCTTCTTCTTTGGTCTGGCAGTCCCAGGCATTGACGTAGGCGAACGCGCGCAGCTGCTGAGCGATGGCCACCAGCGCAGTAGCGATAGGCAACGTATCAAGACCTGGCACACCGAGAATGCGTGGGCTGACCTTCAGGCGCGACTTGGCCGCGAGCAGGGCTTTCATGCCGGTGTACTTGCCGGCGGCGGTGGTGGTGCCGATTAGATTGCTGGTGGTCGCGGCGTCATCGGCGCCGGTGGCGACGCGTACCACGACGGTGACCGGTTTGGTCTGGTCGGCAATCGCCTGCAGGCTGGCAGCCAGCGTGCCCTTGGTGCCAGCCTTAGCGATCGCGGCTTGCACGTTGGTGAGTAGGACAGGGGTGTCCAGAGGAAATACCGTGGCATCGGCGTCTTCGGCAGTACAGACCAGGCCGATGACAGCGGTGGAAACGGTGCGAATGGGGCGAGTGCCCTCGTTGATTTCGAGGACTCGTACGCCGTGATGATATTCGTCGGCCATGGGAGATTGCCTGCACAGTGATGGAAAGACACTGCACAGGCTGCCGCGCGCGCGTTGGTTGGGCGAGCGCACGGACCTGTAGAGGCAGGAGTTACAAGTTGTCGGGGGAGCAATGTTCCCTGGGTGCCCCGGTTTACGCCTGCGGGGACAGTTCTTCGAAGCCTTGAGCCTCAAGCCAGCCCGCCATAACGGTATCGTTCGGGCTGGACGGCCAGTCGCCTGGCGTCAGTTCGGCGCTCGGCTCGACGCGGTTCAAATAAACGCCGTAGACCTTCCAGGCGTTCAGCGCTTCAACCTCATCGGCCGAGGCCATTTCAAGATCGACCGCGTTCTGCAGGGTGTTGATCATGTTGGTGCTGTACTGCGCCAACAGCGACTTTTTGCGCGCGGCGACTTTAGTCAGCGCTACCGCTTGGGCCGCTTCGTCCAACACCCACTCATCATCGACCCATTCGTCAAACTCAGAACTGGGCGCCTCCAGGGTCCACTCCGGTGGCAGCTCGCCGAGCGCATGCCAAACGGCCGCCTCGCCCGTGGCAGTGCTGTAGACCGTCAATCCGCGATGGTCGGCTACTCTCTGCCAGCCCGTTACGCCTTCCGTGCGGATGGCCGCGAATCCCGCTTCAAGCACGGGCGGCTCACACTGATAGGCATGAGCCGGGATAAGCCACACCCCTGGCTCTAGCGGACTGTAGTCGGCCTCGGCCACCCCAATGAATTCACCTGTAACACGATCAACATTACAGATCACGGGCGGGGTAACCCCCTCCAACAGCCACCAATACACAGGGGGCGGTGCAACCGGCATAACTTCATCTTCCGGGAAAAATTCGTCGCTCATGCTCACAATCCTTAATATTTAATACAGGCCAGGAACGCGGTGTTGACTGGGCGCGATTCATTGCCGCCGGTGTAGCCAATCGCCAGGCCGTGTGTGTGGCCTGGGTGGTCTGACGTAGTTATCCCCTGCGTACCGTCCGTCATCTCATCGCCCACGACGGAGTTACCGCCTTCATAAACCCTTTCTGCGGTGATTCTCTCCCT